CAAACAATAAAATAAAGTATCGTATCCTTGTGAATCATAATCGACACACCAGTTACGAGGCTTAGCGAATATTACTGTACCTATTATTGCAATCTTTGCTGAGTTATTCCATAACCATGCTTCAGTAAGCCATGGTAAAAACCATACTATAGCTTCAATCATCTTTCTTTTCTTAAAAACGCAATTGTATAAATACCTCTGTTAGAGGGTAAATAAAAAAAGAAGTAAAGGTAATAAAAAGATTACCAAAAAATTAAATAGATAACATAATAGAATAAACACATTAAAGCTATCCATTCTATTTGCATCCAATGACCGAAAAGTTTTCCTTTCAAAAAACCCCCCTTTCTGGGATATCAATCCCACAAGTCTTTATCCCAATCCTTGCGATAATGTTCTTTTGACTTCTTGTGTTTCTTTTTCTTCTTAGAATCGACCTTTTCAAGATCACGGCCCCAGATTTTACCTTGGCCCTTTCTATTCAAGAAACTAGGGCCTTCCCATATTTCTCTAAAACTCATTTTTTCCTTATTATATAGTGTATGCGGCCAATATTTGACCAAGAATTAAGCCAGCAGCTATTGCTGACAAAAATATAAACCATTTTCCTGTATAATCCATTAATAATTGTCCTTGTGTATAAAATTCTCACAAGACTCTCCGATACCTGGAATTACAGGTTTTCGTGGTCTTGTCTTGTCGTTTATCAAATCGGGTTTACCCCACCTCGCCTCACGAAAGAATCTATACTCGTTTTTTGGATGAATGCATCTAATACCTCCACCTATATCTACGAGCCATTGTATATGATGACAGTTCTTACAACAAACTACATCTCTGGGGATATCATCCCATACTCTATACTTACTCATATTATTTATTTAATTTACTACTATTATACAGTATATGTGGGGTTTTGTCAAGGGTTTATTAATTCAAGAGTTCATCATCACTTTCTTTTTCTAAATTATCTCTAACTATTTTTTCCACCTCTTTTACTGCCATCTTTTCATGGTGTTCCATTGCAATCCTTATTAATTTATTTTCATCATAAGGTTTGCTTTTTTGAATGTATATTGCTAATGCAACAGCATCTTCTGGGTGATCATACCATTCATGTTTCCAATATCCGGCTAAAAACTGTTTGTCTTTAGTTTGATAAGAAATTTCACCAGATTCATTTTCATACCATAGGTGTAACACACCGACAAATGCTTTTTCCTCTTTATGTTCAAATCCTTGTATAATATGATTTACTCCCATAGATGGTAGGAAGGGAAATTCGGGTGATCTATAGAGTTTATATCTAAATTGGATGTTCATTGCTTCACGCAACTCATCTCTCATTTCTGGTGTCATAGGGAGATATACTTTATCACTCATAATTCCCTATTTAATTTATATTCACACCAATAGTCTGGGACACTACCAAACTTTTCACAATTCTTTTCAGTTGGTCTAACTTTACAGTTACCCGTAATGTGTTTACAGGGGAAGGATTTTTGTGTTTTTTCATATTCAAAATACATTTCAATTAGTTTAATTTCAATCCAAATTGCACAGGAAAATAATATAATACCCATAATTATAATATGTGTTTTACCTAAAAACTTCATATTACCATTGCCATGAACCACTCCATTTCATATTCGGTTCTCTATCGAGAAGTAAATAATCGACTTTAGTTGGCTCCATTTGAGCCAATGATTGTATAACTTCAACATGTGAAAAATCTGCACAAGAATAAACATCACATTGTACTAGAGATGGTTTTTCTTCATCCCATATATGAATTGATATATGAGATGTTTCGATCATTACAATTCCAGTTACACCACGATTACCCTCTTTGGTCACATATTCAGAATATGGACCCCCTAAGATATTCATGTCTATCTTCTTTACCAAATCGCGTAGCCATTTTTTAGTTTCTTTTGGAGTTATTAATGGATGATTCACTTCTGCTCTCATAATCATGTGTTTGTGAACCACGTTTGGCATTTGTCCTTTCTGACTACTATGTAAAATTCATTCCTTGTTTCCTTCTTGGTTTAGTAGTCTTTTTTTCTTTGGTTTTCTTTTTCTTTCCTACTTTAATTTCTTTGGGCTTCCGTTCCACAGTTTTTTCTTCTAGAACATAATCCTTTTCTTTAGATTTAAATATGTTAAGTACCTTTTTAATCCAACTCATGCTATCTCCTCAATGGTGACTTTTAATGGATATTGATTTTGTTGTGCTTCTTCTACTGTATCGTATGCTTTTTGTTCTGCAATTTCAAAGTGATATATTCCCGCAACTCCCATACCCTCTTCATGTACACTTAACATAATTCTTTCTGCTCGTTCAAATGGATGGTGAAAAATTTCTTGTAGAACATACACTACGAATTCCATAGGTGTATAATTATCATTATGTAATACAACGGCAAACTTACTAGGCTTACTTGGTTCTCTTACCCTCTTAAGTCCACGACCCGTAGCACCTTTTCTTGGTTTTTCGGTTAATAGTTCATCATCATCAGGCGTCTGGGTCGCCGCAGCCATGTGTTTCATATTTCACTTGTTTCCATAACTTATATTCCTCATCAAATTTGTGTCTTATCATGTTACCATGTGAATCACAATGTTGAGTATAAATCTTACCTTTTATATCAAAAAATCCAGCGTTTTGTAATCCTTGTAGTTTTTCTTTAGGTAAATACTTAGAAGCCATTATCCATTTAGGTTTAGTATCTCCCCAATCTTCAGGAGGTACAGCACAAGAAGTCATTAATAAGAATATAGTAACACATAATATTATTTGGATTAAATTAAGACAAACTAAATTCAAAATTATTACTTCTTTTTTGATTTTATTTTTACTGTATATTGTGTCCATCCCATTCCGTCTTCATCTTTATATTTTCGTATTAATGTTGTTACTATTTCAAACTCATCTGGCTTTATATAATGATATTTTCCATCCTCATCCTTGACCACGATAACGTTTCCAACCTTTTTTCTTATGTTTATTCTTGGGTCTACAACACCAAGATTTACCTATACTTGTCCTCTTCTTAGTAGTGTTCTTCTTTTTGAATTCAAAACTACTCCACCCTCTAGCTTTCTTAGCCATTATGTTTAAACCCCTCTTTCATTTTAATTGATGCTTTATATCCACAATGTGGACAAGTCATTGATTGATCTTTTCCGTCTTCTCTTTTCTCTATAATCCCCGCGTAACTCCACCAATTTTTACATTCTCCACATAAAAAATGAAACAATGTCTCCCATGTGTATTCATGTGTCCATCCCACTTATCCTCCTTTAATTTAATATATGTGGTACTTCCTCTGTTATTGGGCCATAAAGATCATCCCAAATAGTTGAAAATACACTTTCTATTTTATCTCTCTCTAAAATTAGAAAGTCTCCATAGGTATCTACAATTAAATAGTTACCACCTTCTTTGAATTTTTGGATAAGATAATCATCTGTACTTCCAACAAATTCTGTTGTTTCAATGAGTTCTTTAAAATCTTTTACATTCATGACTATTTATTTTGTTTTTCCACTTCCCAAAGAGTTTTTAATTTACTTCTCTTATCTCGTTCTGTTATTAGTTTCCTTGCTTCTTTGTTACGTTCATTCCAATCTTTTGCTCGTTTTAGAATAGCATCTTTATTCCTTACATAATATTCTTTTAAATACTCTTTTCGTTTGTTATCATTCTTCCATTTCTCAGCAAGTCTATCCTTATTCTTTTCATAGTACTTTCGATTGGCAATTCTTTTACGCTCTTTGTCTGTCATATTAAACCTTCTGCTCCTGCTTTTGCTATGAAATAAGAATCAACAATATCACTAATCGGATTAGTTACTTTTTTTGCTTTGGGAGTTAGTTGTTCTTTGAGATCATTAGGTGTGAGGAGTTCGTATTTAAAAGCATCATACATTAATTCTTTATTTGCATTACCTTTACCCGTAGCAAACTTCTTAATAACTGTAGGGGGATATGTTTTAAATGTAATCTTACTTTTCCACATCTTGTGTTTCAACAATCCCGTATTTTCTGCCATTGAACGAACATGAGATGTTCCAGTAGTAGCATATGCATACCCCTCAAGGAACACCTCCCCACAACCTTGAACAATATTATATGCCCAAGTTGCAAGTTTTTCGTGTCGTTCTTCTTCAGATTGCCAATCAGGATAGGGTTCGGCTTTTAAGTTTCCTAACCCAGTCCTGGTGGCAAGTTGTTGTTGTTTTTCATTATTAGATAGATAATGAAACACACACCTATCAAAGTCAAAATGTCCACCATTTTCTTCCTTATATACACATATCGCTGGTGAAGTTAACGAATAATCAATTCCAGCTATCTTCTTCATCAGTTTCTCCTGTTTCACTATCCACTTCAAGGTAGTGGCCACAAAAAGAACATACTTCTAATCCTTCTGTATCACTTGTAAAAATTTCATATTCTTTATCACATCCATCACATAATATATTTACTGTTGCATTTCCATCTTCCCAGATTATATCTACTGGCATATCTCCAACGCCTTTCTAGTTTCCGTTAATTACATGATCTTTATACATTTTATCTGTTGGAACAGGAAATACTTTTAAAGTAATGTTACCAATCTTCATAAAACGTTTATCCCTAATAATATTGACAATAATTTTTTCACCAATATTGTATTTTATTAATTCATCTGCAAATTCAATATCAGTATTAATAGGAACATCATTGATTCCTATAATAGTATCCCAAGCTTTTAACCCTTTCGGTATCGGATTTATTGGTTTATTTTCATTACTTATCATTAATCCGAAACTATTTGGGATTGTGGTATTTATATTAGGATGTTTTTTCAAAAGTTCTTTTCGTTGACTATCTTTACCATTTAGAGCAACAACCATAACACCTAATGCAGGGCGTTCTACTTTTCCTGTTCTTAACATTTCGGTGAGTGATTTTTTTGCAATATCGGCTCTGACTCCTAGACCGACTCCTGCATTCTGATTAGATCTAGATACCATCAAAGTTGCAACTCCTACGATTTCACCTTTTTCATTAATTAGAGGTCCGCCAGAGTTTCCTTTATTAATTGCGGCATCTACTTGGATAGATTTGATAAAGGGATGTCTTGCATATCTTTCATTGTTAGAAATAATACCTTTTGATAGACTCCATGCCATCCCCATAGGGTGTCCAAAAGCATATACTTCTAGTCCTGTATATATCTCTTCTGAATCTACAAACTCTAAGTATGGAACTTTTCTTTCAAGTCCTATTACTTCAAGTACAGCAAGATCAGCTAATGGATCTTCCCCTATAACTTTTACTCGATATTCAGTCCAATCATCTTCATCCCAATAATATAAATTGATTGTTTTCTGTCCATATACACAATGAAAGTTGGTTAGTATATTACCTTTTTCATTGATGGAAGTGCCAGAGCACAATGCATTTGGTGAAGTTGGTGATGGATCTTTAAATTTGTTTACCGATAGCAATACTACCGATTTTTTCACCCTTTCGATTATTTCTTTCTCAATAGCTTGTGCTGGATTGAAAAAGAATACTAATATAGAAAAGCATAATAACGCAAATAATTTAAACTTTTCCATTTTTTCCTTTTAAAAACTTAATATAGGCGATTCCTCTGTAGGTAATTCCTCTGGTTGCTCTGGTGAGTCTGATTTCCCGGAATTAGCAGATGGATCAACCTTCTTTTCAACTTTAGTTGCATTATCTTCTGCAAATTCATCTAGCCCCTTTAGAGCTTCATTATCTAGAATAACCAATCCTGCTAGAGTGCCATATTCTTTTATACACTCTAATGATTTTCCCATAAACAATTTTGGTATAAGTGTTGGCGCAAGTTTATTATCTTCATTAATGAAATCAACATACGCTTTGTACTTATACTGTGTTCTAACTTTATCTAATACACAAAAACAATGTACAGTCATGATACGTGCAATATGATAAGGAGGCGGTTGATTCATGAGGTTAGGATTTCCTAACGCAATCCACCTTACTGTTCCTTGATAACATACTTGTACTGTATCAAAAATGACTTGGCTCGGCCATTCATCATCAGGTACTTTATCAAAATCGCTCTGTGCCCATATAAAAGGTAGAAACAGAAACGAAAATACAATAACGAACATCATCAAAATCTTTTTCATATCGCAAATCCAATATAAAGTAATAACAGTATTATTATAGCTAACTCTACGACTAGCACAGTATGATACCATACCCATCTAGTTTCATAGAGTTGATCTTTCTCTATTTTATCTCTATGGAAAGTAAAATATACTTTATCTTTAACATCCTCATACCACACATCAAATTTATCCTTAAGTGACATGTGCCCCCTTGACTATAAGTTATGTAACGGATGGAGAAATATCTAC